AGATTAGTAAAAGGTCTACAGGAGTATATAAATAAGATACGTTCACTAATTGTAGCTCACGCATCTAGTAGTACTAATGTTAAACTATTAATACCACGTGGTGCTGTAAATAAAACCCAAGTGGAGCAAGATTGGGGTAGAGCAGGTACAGCAGTTATAGAGTTTGACCCTGAATTAGGTAGTCCTATTGTAGCCTCTCCAGTACCTCTACCAAATGAATTATATAAAAATGAAGCAGATGCAAAAGCTGATATTGAAAGAATATTGGGTATCTATGCTCTAATGCAGGGAGATGTAGGAGCTGCACCACAAACCTTTAAGGGTACTGTGGCAATGGATGAATATGGGCAAAGACGCATAAAATCTAAAAGAGATGATATTGAAGAAGGTTTAAATCAAATAGGTAAAGTTATTGTTGGTCTAATACAATATGTTTATACAGACCAAAAGATTATGAGATTGATGCAGCCGAATAACAAGCCAAAAGAAATAGTAGTGAATAGTCCTCTATACGATGATATAGGTAATGTAGTAGGGAAGATGAATGACATCACTGTTGGTAAATATGATATTATTGTTTTATCTGGTTCAACACTCCCAAGTAATCGATGGGGAAGGTTTGAGTACTATATGCAATTATATCAAAGTGGGCTTATAGACCAGATAGAAGTATTAAAGCAGACAGATGTTGCCGATATGGAAGGAGTCCTTGAAAGAGCAGGGCAGATGCAACAACTACAACAACAAGTGCAGAATCAAGACCAAGAGATTAAAAAGCTTAAGGGTGACCTACAGACTGCACAAAGAGAATCACTACACGATAGAAAACGTGTAGAGGTCAAAGAATTTGAAAAGAAGCTTGCCAAGGCTGAAGCAAAAGTGGAAATGGCAGCAAAGTTATACCAGACAAGATTAGGCGATGAGCTTAAGAGTGCTAAAAACGAGATGGCAGATGTTGGAGATAATCCACAACGTCAGATGAATGAACGTGTCTTAAGTCTGGAAGAGAATTGAGGAAGCGGTTGCTGGAATTAACCAAATCGCAAAGGAAATAGTAATATGGAAAAATTAGAAGTACGTGATGCTGGTAGTGCTCCTACACAAGATGTAGAGATGTTTCAAGGTGAAATAGCCAATGAAATACCTTCAGGTGATATCCCACAGGATGCACCTTCTACACCTGAGCAGGGAGTAGCACCAATCACAGAAACTGAGGAAAATGGAGTCGATCCTAAAGATGACTCTGGTCGGTATGAGTACTGGCAGTCGCAGGCAGATAAAGCCAAGGGTGAGCTGAAAGGACTTAAAGAAGAACTGGACTACTACAGAGAGAGTTTAACTCCTGTAGAAAATATGCTTAGGCAGAATCCAGAGGTTCTTGATAGTCTTGAAGCTAAACTCTCCAATGGAGTACCTACTGAACAAGGTGTTCAGCAAAATTCATTGAAGGAGCCTACAGAACCTGATAGACCAGTCAATTATAACGAAGTTGATGCATTTAATGACCCAGAAAGTGAGTCATTTAAGCATCGAATGGCTAAAGAGCAGTATAGAGATCAGTATTTAGACTATCTCAAGAATGTGGACAGGAATAGAACAATGCAGATGGAACAACAGTACCAACAGCAGATGGCTATACAACAGCAAAACGCTATGAGACAACAAGCTCATAGTCATGCTGTTAACAGCTATGGATGGGAAGCCAATAAGGCTAACGAGTTCATAGATTGGGCTAGTTCTCCTGAAAACCTGAATCTGGACAACTTGGCTAAATTGTTTGAATTGAGATCAAATACAAATCCAGTAGTACAGCAAAAAACTCAAGAGATGCAAAATCAGGCAGAACGCTTAAATGTTCCTAAAGCTGCAGCAGTGCAGACAGGGAAAGCAGAGCAACCTCGTTCTGATGAGCAACTCTTTAGTGACGCTTTACTGGGTAAGGTTTGATTGAAGTAAGAATAGGAGTAAAATATGGCAGCTACAGAAAAGCAGTTATATAATAGTGGGGCTTCAAGTGTTCTGTATACGGATAGACGAGATTTCTATGTCGATCCTCAAGTCACTAAGGAGCTTTGGACTGACGTTGCTCCGTTTACTACAATGGTTAGTAATCGTGAAATGCGACAGGTACCAGACCCCATTTTCAAAATGTTTGAACACAGGAATCCTTGGGTAAAACAAGAGTTTCAAGCAGCAGAAGGAGCTACATTAGATAATGATGATAATGGAGATAGTTTAGAAGTTGATAACCCTTCTAATATATCATCTTCACCAGATGCCTCTTGGATTGGTTTAGCCTGTGAAATATGGGATTCTACAAAAACAACTAACAGGGGAATTGCAATTATTACAGCGATACCAGAAGCAGATCATATTACTGTTAAAGCAGTAGAGGGAGCTATTTCAGTTTCTAATAATGATTATTTTTGCGTTGTAGGTAATGCACACGGTGAAGGTAGTTCTGCACCAGATGCATGGGCAGATGAACTATCAGTTGTTTATAACTCTTGTCAGATTTTTAAGACTCCTCTACAGGTAACAGGTACGCTTCAAGCTGCTGTTCTTCGTGGAGAATCTTCTGAACTAGCAAGATTGCGTAGACAAAAAGCCCAAGAACACAAAATGCAGAAAGAGAAAGCTTTCTTATTTGGCACAAGACTTGGTGGAACTGATTTAGCTGATGCTAGAGATGGTGCTACTGCAGAAACTTTTGCAGATGGTGGAAGAACAGACTCTGCTGGAAACCTTATTAGGACTACTTATGGAATTGTAAGTGCTTTAGAAAAGTATGGTTCAGATACTTCTACAGATGATCATGAGAATGTTTTTACTGTATCTGAAGCAAGTTACAAATATGGTGACTTTGTTGATGATATGGAAAAGGTCTTTCAGTATGTACCTGAAGCAGGTGTAAAACGTGCTTTTGTTGGTGCTGGAGCACTTGGATACTGGTCAAAAATGGCTGGTGATTCAGGTCTTTCTGGAAACTCAGGATGGACTGTTAATCTAGGTGATATGAAGCGTGATTCATTAGGCTTTAACTATAGAGTACTTGAAACACCACATGGTATGTTGCAGTTGGTTCCAACTCCAGCATTGCGTGGTCAGTATAACAAGTATATGTGTGTTGTATCTGATGAGAACTTATTTCATGCACAGTATAGACCAGCTCAGTATCAGGCTAATATAAAGACCGATAATGCCTTTGATGGTGTTAAAGATCAGTATATGTCTGATGAAGGACTGGGAATACAGTTAATCGAGAGTCATTCTCTGTTTAAGATCACAGATTAAGGAGGCATATTATGGCTAGACCTTATTTAGGTGGTTCAACAGCAGGAATAAAAGCTGTAAGTGCTGATGTAACATTACAACCCGCAGATTCAGGAAAAAAGATAGTTGTTGATGCAAGTTCTGCATTGAACTTTACAATTACTTTACCTGCGACTGCATCCAACAAAGGAATTGAGTACGATATAGTTCTTGGAGTAGCTAGTAATGCTGCTTCACAAGTATTGGTTACTTCAGATACGAACATTGTTGGTGGTTTGATATTAAATGGTACAGGAGCAGTTACTGCAATAACATCTGGTGCAACCAGAGGATTTGGAGATGCTTCAGATGCTGGTTCACGTATGCATATAGTATGTGATGGTTCAAAGTGGATTATCTTAAATGCAAATAGTGATGTAGCATTTGTTACTGCATTCTCTTAATAACGGATAACTAAAAGAGTGGGGGGCTTTATGCCCCTCCTCTTGCAGGAAAGATTATGGTAAAGAAAAAGAAACCAGTAAAAAAGAAAAGAACGGTAAAGTCTAAAAAAAAAGACCCCGTTATGGAGGCTCTAAGAAAGCCTATTAAGATTTTATAAAAAAATGGTGGAGTCAAGATGGGTGTACTTAGGGTTCGTGAAACTGATGCTAATCAAGGCTTCACCTAAGCTTTAAATAAATATGTATCAAACATTTGCAACAAGAATAGTATCATTAGTAGGAGAAGCAATTACTACTAATGCAATAGACCAAGATGCATTTACTGAGTGGTTAACTGAGGAAGCTGCTAATGCTATAAATATTATGAGTCCAGAAATGCTTATATCTGCTTCTTCTACTCATAGAATGGGAGAGGCAGAACACTTAAATGACACTAATAGAAATGTTAATGTAACTGTAGCAGATACTACTGCTACATCATTTGTTTTAACTGCTCATACCCCTGCTCATGCAAAAGCTGGTTCAATTTTAGCTTTTCAAGCATCTGGAGTACTGCAACCTGAAAGAGTAAGGGTTACTTCTATTTCTTCAACAACTGTAAATATTGAAAGGGGGGTAGACGGAACAACTGCCTCTCAAATAACTGGAGGATGGGATGTTTTTGTTGTTCTTGAAAAAACATTTAATACTAGAAAATTTAAATTACTTGAAGTTAATAGAGATGGGCGAAGTGCTAGATTGGTATCTAGTGGGTTAAATAAGCAATCTCTTGATTCTAATTCTATTCATTATGTAACAGCAAATGCTCCAGCTTATTTTATTAAAAGTGGAAATATTCACATTAGACCTTATGTAAAAGACTATGAGCAAGGTGAAATAATAGGATTAACCTATCCAGTAGTTAAACATAATATGAAATCTACTACAGACCTTCCAGTGGAATGTGAAGATTTTATTACAATAGGTGCTGCTAGAAAATATCTAATTAGGTCTATGTATGAAGAATTTGCTCAGTTACCTGCTGGAATAACAGTTCCTGCGGTTGGTGGAACAGCTACTGATTTAACAACTATGGAAGATTTAGATACTGATAATACAATTGATGATCATGCTGACCAAATTGAATATGACCAATGGTTTGCTACAGCTACTCATTTAATTGAAGGCGAGGAGGATGTTGAATTAGCATCAGCTCAATTACAAAAAATTGGAACGTATTTACAAGCTCATCAAGAAGAATTAGCTACCAAGAACACAGTATTTTCAAGTGCCTTACAAAAAGCAACTACTAAATATAATTGGTTTATGGCTCAATATGATAAGTTAACATTAATGTATAATGAAAAAGCACAAATACTTAGAGGGGTACAAGCATGACCCAAAAGCAGATGATAGAATTAATTCAGACTCATCACCCAGATATGGGAGTAACAGAAGCTAGGTTATATTTAAACAAAGCTTTAAAAGAGTTTTGCCGAGAAACAAAAATATTATCAGGTTCTACAACATTTTCTACTGTAGTAGATCAAAGGTATTATGACCTTGATTCTACAGTTCTTGAAATAACAAGAGTAGATGTAGATGATTATAGAATAGATAGATTAGTAGGATTGCCAGAGAAATCAGATGTCAGTTAAAACAACAGCACAAAACCACAAGTGGTGGATTAAAGATGGTAAGATAGGACTTGCAAAAGGTTCTAATGATACAGCAACAGATTATATCTCTCCATCAGCAGTACATACAGTAC